TGGGTTCTACCCGTTCTTCAACTGCCGCTAACAGCATTGCTGCCTTGCCTGATGTACGCAAGCAAGCATACATGGTTGAGGAAATACTAGATATCAGCAAGATTGCAAACTACACTTGCACAAACGGTGACGTTTTTGAAGTGCTTGAGATCCCTGCTGGTACCTTTATCGTTGCTGCTGGCGCAGAAGTTCTGACAGCATTTAACGGAACTACTCCTACAGTAGATATCGACTTTGCTGCTGGTGATGACATCGTTGACGGGCAATCAGTTACCTCCACAGGTTACTTGGCTGCTGGTTCAAACGGCGGTGCCAACAACACAGCACAATCGACATTTACACAGTTGGTTACAACAACAGACACAATCGATGTTAAATTGATCTGTGCTGCTGCTAACGTAACTTCTGGTGTACTGCGTGTTTATGCAATCGTTGTTGATGTTGATGGCGTTGCAGATACGGCTGATGAAGTTGATCGTGATCAGCTTGCTTAATAAGTAAGTTGTAGGGGGCGGTACCTCACAAGGGTGCTGCCCCGTTTTATATTTATGCATTTAAAAGCAAATCAAATTCACTTCCCGGACAGGCTGATAAAAGTAAAACTGTCTGATACTAAAAACACATACGGAATTGAATCAGAACAAAAATGGCTTAGTGCTTTATTTAATTCAATAGATAAACGTGGGATGTTGCATCCCATTTTGGTATGTAAAGAAGAAGCATTAAAAGATGGTGGGGACTTAGATACCCTGATCAAAGCACCAATAGAATTCTTAAATGTCCCTTGGCGAGTAGTCATAGGAAACAATAGATACCACTACGCACTAGATAAAAAGTATAAGAGCATAGATGCGTATGAGATTAAAACAAAAGAAGATTATAGTTTGTTACAGGATACCACTGTACTAGAAGCGCATCAATTCTAAGGAACAGCAATGGCGTATGACTTTCTAGGTTTAGTTAATGATGTTAATCGAAGACTTAACGAAGTTGAGTTAACGTCTGCTAACTTTGCTTCTGCTGCTGGATTCTATGGTCAGGCTAAAGATGCAGTTAATGCTGCCCTTCAAGACATTGATCAACAACAGTTTGAGTGGCCTTTTAATTTTACAAGCCAGAACGTAACTCTAGTAGCTGGTACAACTAGATATGCCTTACCGGCAAACTGTAAGTCTCCAGACATGGAGAGCTTCCGTATTCAGTTTAATAGCTCTTTAAACGTAGCAACAACAAAGCTACAAAAGATTACATACGATGACTACCTAAAGCGATATGTTGATCAGGAGTATAATCCTAGCACGGGGATTAGAACGGTTCCTATTTATGTGTTCCGTTCTCCTGACCTTTACTTTGGAGTAAGCCCTCCTCCAGATCAGGCGTATACGTTGACTTATGAATACTATAAATCTAACACAGCACTTTCTTTATACAGTGACGTACCCGTAGTACCAGAAGCATACCGCCATGTAATCATTGATGGTTCAATGTATTACGCTTACATGTTTCGTGGAAATACACAAGATGCTATTGTCATGAAAGAAAAGTTTAAAGAGGGCATAAAGAATATGCGTACTATTTTAATTAATCAGTACGACTATCTAACTTCCACGATGATTGAAACAGCACCAAGGGTTTCTTACGTCTATAGGATTTCGTAATGCCTGACCGCTGGTCAACGTATGCCTTTGATTTCAGAGGGGGATTAATTAGTGATCTATCCCCACTGCAACAGGGTATTAAACTTCCGGGTTCAGCAAGAATTTTGCGGAACTTTGAACCTTCTATTGAAGGGGGCTATACCCGCATAGCTGGGTTTGAAAAGTACGATAGTGCTTTTGTTCCTGCCTATGGAACTCCGAAGGTACACGGGGGAAGTCAAACAGGAACAACTTTAATAATTGGTGATTTATTTCAAGAACCAACAGCAGGTTCTACTTTTACAATAGCAGGAGTAACTGGTACTTATACAATTGCTACAGGCGGTGTTTCTTATAGCGCAACAAATAAAAGAGCAACACTAACTCTTACTACTAGCCTTGCCAGTAGTCCTGCAGACAAAGCAGCAGTTACATTTACAAGTCAGACAGGATTAATAAACGGACTTGCTGCTTGGAACGGTAATGTAATTGCTGTTCGTAATAATAATATTTATAAAAGCACTGGATCAGGTTGGACAAGGATTAATGTTCCTTCTTATGGAACAGTCTTAGTAAATGGTGGCAGTCAAACTGGTGGATCTCTAGTAGTTGATGGTTTAACTGGGATACCTCAAGCTGGAGATACCTTTACTGTAGCAGGGATAGATTTAATTTATACAGTATTAACAACAGCAACAGTAACAAGTGGTGGGGCTACATTATCAATAAACCCCAACTTAGCAAGTAGTCCAGCGGATAATGCTGCCGTTACTTGGTTGACAGCTAACAGAACAGCAACAACAAAGAATAGATTTGCTAAGTACAGGATTGGTACGACAGAAAAGGTTGCTGGTGTAGATGGAACAAACTACCCTTTTATATACGATGGTACTACGTATACGCAATTAAATAGCGCACCAGCAGATGTATTAGGAGCAGAACATATTGTATTTTTTAAAAATCAAATGTTCTTTGCTAAAGGTGATAAATTAACTTTTACTGCTCCGTATACTGATAGTGATTTTAATGTTGCAAATGGTTCTGGAGTGATAAGCATTGGTAGTACGATTACAGGTATTGTTTCCTTTCGTGATCAGCTTATTATATTTGCAGAAGAAAAAATAGATAGGCTTGCTGGAAATACTATAGCAGACTTTGTATTGCAGCCTATCACTAGAAATATGGGTTGCGTAGACACAGACACAATCCAAGAAGTTGGTGGGGACTTGATGTTTCTTGGACCAGACGGCCTACGATTATTAAGTGCTACAGATCGTATTGGTGACTTTAACTTGGCAGTTGTATCTAAATCAATACAAAAAGAAGTTACAGATGTTATTGCTGCTAACTCCTCTTTCTCTAGCGTAGTTATTAAAAAGAAATCACAGTACCGACTATTAGGTTATAAGTCTACTATTTCAGCAACAAGTGCTACAGGAATTTTGGGAACACAGTTAGCAGGGACAGAAGGAACGTATTTTGGTTGGGGCGAACTCAGAGGAATAAAAGCATACGTAGCAGATAGTGATTATAATTTAAAATTAGAAACCGTAGTATTTTCTAATGAAGATGGCTACGCCTACAAGATGGAAAGCGGAAGTAGTTTTGATGGTAGCGCAATACAAGCAACTTTTGCTACTCCTTTTGTTCCCGCTGGAGATCCAAGATTACGTAAAGCTTTTTATAAATTAGTTTTATATGTTGAGCCTACGGGCAGTGTAGATGTTGACGTTAACTTAAAATTAGATTTTGATGAGATTGGTGTAATTCAGCCTAATACAATAACATTATCTAATGCAACAGGCGTAGCTTATTTTTATGGTGCTTCTACAGCTACTTATGGATCATCGGCATACGGAACAAAATTAAAAAAAGTGTATCAGACTCAAATAGTAGGTGCTGGATTTACGGCATCTCTTCAGTTTGATTCTATAAGTACAGATCCTCCGTTTACTTTAGATGCAGCAACATTAGAATTTTCTACTTTTGATAGGCGATAATCATGGCAGGATATGTTCGTAATGACACACTAAATAATATTGCCAACGGCAACGTCATTAACGCTGCAGACTTAGATGGCGAATTTGATGCGATAGTTGCAGCCTTCCACGCTTCAACTGGACACGTTCATGATGGCACAGCAGCTAATGGCGCACCAATAACTAAGATTGGACCATCTCAAGAATTTGTAGCTAGCAGTAGTGCTCTTAGCCCCAAGACAGATAATACATATGATCTTGGAAGTGCTACCTTTGAATTTAAAGATGCTTACATAGATGGCACTGCTTATGTAGATGCCATTGATTTAAATGGTACAGCCATCACAGCAACAGGCACAGAGATTAATTATCTCAGTGGAGTAACTTCTGCAATTCAAACACAGTTTGGAAATACGCAACCATTAGATGCTGAACTAACAGCTATTGCAGGACTTACTTCTGCAGCAGATAAGGTTCCGTATTTTACTGGATCTGGTACTGCAGCAGTGACAGACCTTACCTCTTTTGGTAGAAGCTTGATTGACGATGCTAATGCTTCTGCAGCACGTACAACTTTAGGTTTAGTAATTGGAACGGATGTTCAAGGTTACGATCCTCAGTTAGCAGATGTAGCTGGGTTAACTCCCACGGATAGTAATTTTATTGTTGGTGATGGCACTAACTTTGTAACAGAGTCAGGTGCTACAGCTAGAGCTAGTTTAGGTCTTGTAATTGGAACTGATGTACAAGCGTATGACCCACAGTTAGCAGACATTGCTGGTTTAACTCCGACAGATAATAACTTTATTGTTGGTAATGGTACTAATTTTGTTGCGGAGTCTGGCGCTACGGCACGTACCAGTCTTGGCCTTGGATCTATTGCCACACAAGATGCAAGCAATGTGACCATCACTGGTGGATCTGTAAGTGGTATTACAGACTTAGCTGTAGCGGATGGTGGTACAGGAGCAAGTACAGCAGCCGGTGCTCGTGTTAATTTACTTCCTTCTTATACAGGAAATGGCGGTAAGGTATTAGCAGTTAATGTTGGAGCTACAGATGTAGAATACATTACTATTGCAACTGGCAGTGGTACTGGCGATGTTGCTGGACCAGTTTCTGCTACAGACAATGCAATAGCTCGTTTTGATACAACTACTGGTAAGGCAATTCAAAATAGTCTTGTTACAGTAGCAGATGACGGGGCTATAACCGCACCATCAGTAGGATCTGTAATTCCTTTTTATTATGCCAATCAGGCAGCCTTTCCAAGTGCATCTACTTATCATGGTGCAGTAGCCCATAGTCATAGTGATGGGGCAATGTATTTTGCTCATGGTGGATCTTGGGTAAAGATTCTAGATGCAGGCACAACAGTTACTGTTGCTCAAGGTGGAACGGGTGCAACAACATTAACAGGACTTGTTAAAGGAAATGGAACAAGTGCTTTTACTGCTGCTAGTGCTGGTACTGATTACCTTGATCCTTCTGCTATTGGTACTACAGTTCAAGGATATGATGCTCAACTTGCTGATGTAGCAGGTTTAGCTGTTACTGATGGAAACTTTATTGTTGGTAACGGTACTAACTTTGTAGCAGAATCTGGAGATACTGCTCGTACCAGTTTAGGATTAGGCACTGGAGATAGTGTCCAATTTACAGCAATCAGTGTTGCCAATGGCGATACAACAATTACTAGGACATCTGCCGGTGTAATTGCTGTTGAAGGTAGCAATGTCTTAATGGCATCCAACATTGGATCAACCGTTCAGGCATACGATGCACAACTAGCTGACGTAGCAGGGTTGACACCAACTGACAATGGTGTTATCATTGGCAACGGTACCAACTTCGTTGTGGAGTCTGGTGCTACATTAAAGACCTCTCTTGGTTTAACCATTGGCACAGACGTACAAGCCTATGACAGCAACCTAACATCTTTTGTTAATACATTTACACTACCAACAACTGATGGTACTAACGGTCAAGTATTGCAGACTAACGGCTCTGGAACACTTGCTTTTGCAACCCCCTCTTCTGGTGTTACAACCGGCAAAGCAATCGCAATGGCGATGATTTTTGGATTCTAAGGAGTATTAAATGGCAAACCCAAATATAGTCAACGTCACTACCATTTATGGTAATACGTCAACTAACTTAATTTCTTCAACCGCAGATCCTTTTGCTACGGCTCTTGTAAATAATGCTGCTTCCAGTGGAAAGATCTATAAGATCAATAGCATTGTAGCAGCCAACGTAGATGGAACTTCTGCTGCTGACATCACCATTAAGATTTTCTCTCAAGATGATCTGGGTGGAACAGGAACAGCGATTGCTTCTACGATTTCTGTCCCAGCAGATGCGACCCTGATCATCACGGACAAGACAACGTCTTTCTACCTGTTAGAAGACCGTTCAATTGGTGCAACAGCAAGCGCAGCAAACGACATAGTTGTTACCTGTTCGTGGGAAGAGATAAACTCGTAAGAGTTACATAATGAGCCTTCGCTACAAAGGCGGAGTAATCTCCGCTACACCACCTACAACCTCGCAGTTTGCGGCTACGGGCGTTTGGACATTGCAACAGCAACTCCAAGCACAGGGCGCTAGTCAATGGCCTGTTGTGAATCCAATTGTTACGGATTTTCTTGTTGTAGCGGGTGGTGGTGGGGGTGGTAACAGGCGTTCTGGTGGTGGTGGCGCTGGTGGTTACAGGGAATTTACATCTCAAGTATTGACAGTAGGAACGGCTTACACTGTAACCGTTGGCGGTGGTGGTAATGGTGCGGCGGGAAGTTTTAGCGGCCTTGCAGGATCAACTGGGTCGAACTCAGTTTTCAGCACAATTACTTCTAATGGCGGCGGTGGCGGTGGTGGGCTTGCTTCTGGGTCACAAAATGGTCTGAATGGGGGTTCTGGAGGTGCGGCGGCTTTTGGTGGTACCGTTGGCTCTGGAAATACCCCCTCGACATCACCGAGCCAAGGAAACAATGGCGGTTCAGGTCAAAGCGCCGCAAACCCAAATAACGGCGCTGGTGGTGGAGGCGGC